TTCCTGCTCGGCCGTTGAGAGCTTGCCGCCCGCACCGCCGCCGAGGCCACCGAGCGCGCCGCCCTCGAGGACCGCGACGCGCATGAACTCCACTGTCATGTTGGCGACGGTCTTGCTCAGGTCGGTGCCTGCGCCCGCTTCGGGCTTGCCCTTGCTGCCGCCGAGACCGGTCAGCTTGTTGAACAGCGAGTCGGGATTGTTCTTCTCCCACATCACCGCCAGGGGTGCGAGCGCCGCCAGCAGCAGGAGCTTGTGGTCGAGGATCCACTGCACCACGTCCGCGATCTTCTGGAGCCCCTTGGCTCCCTTCTCGGCCCAGTTCTTGATGTCGTCGGTGTGGGCCTGAACCCAGCCGCCGAGTTCGATCGTGAACTTGGTGATGATCGGGTTGATGGCGTCGCCGATCTTGGTCTTGGCCTCATCCCACGCGGCCGCCGCGATCTTCGCCTGGTCGGCGGACGTCTGGCCGAAGAGACCCGCCGACGCGGAGCTCTTGTCCATGAACAGCTGCAGGATGACCTGCGCCTGCTGCTCGGAGGTCAGGGCCTCGGTGGTGCCCTGGGTCGCATCGTTGAGGTCGCTCTGCGCCTTGGTGAGCTCGTCCTGCTTGATCTTGAGGTCGTCGGCCGCGGCGCCCTGCCCCTCCTGGAGCTTGGTCTGGTTGTCCTGCGCGGTCATCAGCGCGTCGGTGGCCGAGAGGTACGCCGCGCTCGAGGCGCCCGAATCGTGCAGCGCCTTCTGCTGGTGGCTGTAGGCGAGCGTCACCTTGTTGGCGGCGGTCGCCAGCGCCGTCGGATCCTTGCTGGCGGCGAGCGCCTTGTTGTAGGAGTCCTGCTTGCGGAGCAGGTTGTCCTGCGCTCCGGTCACCTTCTCGTTGTCGACCTTCTTCTGGATCAGCCCCATCGACGCGGCTCTGTCCTTGATGGCGGTGGCGTCGATGACGATGCCGAGCGCTTTCAGGCCTCGCGTACGGCCGGCGAGCGCCTGGTCGAGCTTCTCGTTGACGTCGGCGGCGCTCAGCCCCGACTTCGACGCCAGGTCAGCCTCGCGCTGCACCAGGTCCGTGATCTGCTTGGCGCTGGCGTCGACGCCGAAGCCCGAGAGGATCTGCCCGCTGGTGGCCGCCAGCTTCTCGGCGGCGGCCTTCGAGAGTCCGAGGTTCTTGACGCTCTGCTCCGCCCAGCGGGTGACCTCGTCGGCGTTCTGACCGAACACCACGTTGGTCTGCCGCTGGATCTGCTCGGCCTCGCGAGACAGGTCGACCGTGTCCTTGAGGAACTCGTAGCCCTTCTCCAGGCCGAAGCCGATACCTGCCACCTTGGCAAGCCCGATCAGCTTCTCCTTGGCGGTCGCGATGCCCTCGTTGAACACCTTGGAGTTGAGGCCCAGCGAGACGATCGACGCCTTCTTGATGTCGTTGAGGACCGGGCTGATCTCCTTGGTGACCTGGGCGCCGAACCCCTTGGTGGACGGGGTGATGCCGACGAAGACCTCACCGATCACGCTCCCGGCCATCAGTCCTCCTCCTCGATGACGTCGCCGCCGGCCATCCGGACCACCGCCGCCCTGCGCTCACGCTGAGCGCCAGCCTCCTCGAGCTCGACGGGTGTGAGCTCGCCGCGCAGCACGGCGTCGAAGCTGGCGGCGTCCTCGCCGGTCATCGCACTGATGAACACGACGCGGCACAGGCTGACGGCGGCGCGGGCGGTCATCCCGTGGAGGCCTTGGTGCCCGGCGAGAGTGAGACGACCTTCGATGCTCGCCCAGTCTTGCGCGACGACGCGGAGGAATCCGATCGTCGCGTCGTAGGGCGGGCGACCGCCTCCGTCACGATCCACTTGACCAGCTCGGCCAGCTCGTCCATCTGCACGCGGGTGCGGCGCAGCACCGACATCAGCCGCTCCTCGTCGTTGGGGAGGATGGCGAGCAGGAAATCGCGGAACGCCAGGAAGGCCTTGTCGCCGTCGGCCTCGCTCATGATCGCCAGGTCGAAGACGGCGCTGGCCGGCAGTCCACCCGCGACGGTGAAGTCCTCGCCACCGAGGCGGAAACGCATGGGCACGTCCATGCGCTCCTTGCGCTCGGCGTCGAAGTCTCGGTACCGCTCGGGCAAAGCCCGCGGGGTCACCCGTTGATCTGGCGGGTCAGGGCCAGGATGGCGGCGAAGGGCTGCTTGCCGGCCGGCTTCTCGAGCTTGAACTCGCACGGGATCGAGGTGCGGTCCGCACCCTTCTTGCGCATCATCGCGATGTTGCTGCTGTTGAGGCACTGGCGGTAGATCCACCGCTCGCTGCCGTCGAGCGCGTCCCAGCCGAGCATGACGCGGGTCTCGTTGCCCGTCGCCGGCGGCTCGAAGATGACGTCGGCGGTGCCCGTGGTCACGGTGCCGCCGTTGAACGCCGCCTGCAGGTTCTGGATGGTGATCTGCGCGAGCGCGAACTTCACCCAGGTCTCGACCAGCGTCGAGGTGTACTTGAGCGGGTTGAGCTCCTCGGCGACCTCGACCTTCTCGGTGGTGAGGGTGGAGCTGAACTCACTTCCCTCGGTGGTGTAGCCGAGCTCGACCCAGGCGGCGGCCCAGGCGGCGGCGCGGGTGATCGGCTCGACGGTGCCCAGCGGGGCGATCAGCAGCGTGCCAGCGCCCAGGCTGACCTGATTGGGGTTCTTTCCAGAGACGACACCGGGCATGGGGTTCTCCTAGTGGCTCAAGCGGCGCGGGTGAGGAACCGCGCGGTCAGGACGTATCGAGGACGTGAGGTCTCCGGGTCAGGCAGCCAGCCGCCGCCGCCCAGGGCCTCCGCCCCGTGGATGACCGTGCCGCCAGCGCTGACGGAAGGGCCGATGGATGCCACGGCGCCGAGCACCGCGGCGTAGAGGGAACCGGCGAGCTCGCCGGTCCTGCCCCAGCAGTGGAACTCGACGATGGGGAACTTGAAGGGCCCCTCCATCTCGTCGTCCTCGATCTGCCGCAGCATCGCCACCAGCCACGTCGGCGGCGGCGACTGGTCGAACCCCGCGGGTGTCACGAAGAACACCCGGCCGGCGGCCACCGCATTGATCTGCGGGTCCGCGACCGCCCAGGCCTTGATGCCCGGCATGGCGTCGACGTAGACGATCGGACTCACGCGGGCTTCACCCGCACGAGCAGGGCTTCGGGATCGCCGGTCCAGCGCGCGACCCGGGTCCCGATGCTCTCCACGATGTAGTCGACTCCGTCAGCAGAGAGCGTCTCGCCCTCCTCGATGTCGGCGCCGAACTCCGTCACCAGGTACTCGGCGCCGGCCACCAGGACGACGACGTCGACGTCCTTGCCTCCCAGGCTGACCGTGACGGTGCTGCCGGGGCCGATGGGCGCGGCAGGGGCCGGCGACGGGTCGGGCGCCGGCGGTGTCGGCGCCACGGGCGGCGGGATCACGGGGTCGCCCGCACCTGGTGTGCCCTCGACGACGGGCGGGGTTGTGTCGGTCATGGCTTGCCTCCGTAGCCGGCGAGCCGGCGGTTGATGTTGGCGGAGGCGCGGTCGGCTCTCCGGCCGCGCTTGATGGCCTTTTCCTTCTTGGTGAACCGGGCATGGCCGCCGCCCCGACGCCCGACCGCGCCCTCGAGCGTTCCGCCCAGAGCGGCACCCCTCTTGCCCCCTGCGAGGCCGAGCGCGGCGCGCAGGTACGACTTGCCCCGGACGGTGTCGAACTCCTGCACGTTGGCGTAGGGCAGCGTCGAGCCGACCTTGACCCGGATGGCGCCCTTCTTGGTCCGGTCCCACACGATCTCGATGCTCTCGGCGAGCGCACCCGTGCTGCGGTGGACGAGCGTCTTCGCCCGGTCCCTGACCGCCTCAGCACGCGCCTCGAGGTCACGGTGGACGCCAGCGTTGCCGTCACGGTTGACCCATTCCCAGACCTTCGACGAGCTGATGACGATCTCGTCGCTCATTCCGGCGGCATCCCGACGACGAGCTTGACCTCGCCCTCCATGTGGGCGCGTCCGGCCGCGGTGCCGACGCGGTGGACCCACTGCACCAGCATGGTCTCGCCCGTCTCTTCGTTGAGGATCCGGTCGTAGTGGCGCACGTCGACCGGGTCGCAGCGCAGCTGGAAGATCACCACCTCCTGCGTCTGCCACGTCGAGTCGCTCCCGGTGACCGGGATCAGCCAGGCCCGGACGTGTTGCGCCACGGTGGTCAGCGTCGGCTCGGCGTGGTAGTTGTCGCCGGTCGTGTCCGGCCGCAGGACGGTGATCAGCACGTCAGCCGGCGCGATCCGCGTCAGCGTCGCCTCGATGTGCGAGACGGCGTTCGAGCGTGCGTTCCGGTAGCCGTGCGCGTCGACGACCTCGTAGATGGTCCCGTCCTCGACCACCACGCGGTCGGCGGCGTCGATGTCCGTCCCCGCCGGCACGAACAGGCGCCAGGTGGTGCGGTAGGTCTCCGAGGCGACCACCCAGGGCTCCTCACTGTCGGGGAGCACCTGGCCGATGGGCTCGATGTACGCCGTGGTGGTCACGGTGTCGACCACCGCGCGGTTGACGTCGACGTGCTGCACGGTGACGGGCTCGGACATCAGCGCGGCGAGGCTCATGGCCACTCATCGGCAGCGAAGCCGCCACCACTGAACTGGTCGACGTCGGGCAGGAGCGGGGAGACCGGCTCGCGGGTCGAGAGCGTGCCGGCGCCGAGGAAGCCGCTGCGCAGCGGTGCCAGCATCGCCTTCTCGTCGGGGCTGAGCAGCATGCCGGCCTGGAAGAACTGCACGCTGTAGCCCCCGATCCCCTCCTTGTGGACCCCCGCCGGGTTGGACTGCAGCCGGACGGCCAGGATGCGGATCACCGAGGTGGCGGCCGCCGGCACGGCGCCGACGTCCCAGCCGTGGTCGTAGACGACGGTCACCCACAGCTCTCGCGGCAGGCCGAGGATGCGGGCGCCGTTGAGTTGGTAGGGGACGTCGGCGCCGGCTAGGTTCCGGACGCTCTGCACCCGGACCACCGGCCGCATTCCGAGCAGGACGACGCCGTCCTCGTAGGTGTAGAGGGTGACCGCCTGGCCGACGACCAGCGACAGCGGCCGCCGAAGGTAGCCCTCGACGGCCGCCGTGGCGGCGGCGGTGGCCTCTGTGTCCGTCAACGTCGGGAGCACGGTGCGTCAGTCGACGCGGGGTGCGTCGGCCTCCCGTCCGACTCGCTCGGCGACGTCGGCGATGCCTGCGTCCGCGTCCTTGGCGACCTGCTCGGCGTGGGCGCTGGGGGCGGATGTGTCGGCCTCGCGGCCGACCCGGTCGGCCAGGTCCGCGATCCGGGCGTCGGCCTCCCTGGCGGCCTCGGTGTCGTCGACGCTGGGAGCCTCGGCCTCCTTGCCGATCCGGTCGGCGAGCTCCGCGATGGCCTGCTCGCCGAGCCTGGCCGCCTCCTCCGTGGAGACGATGCGGGCGTGGTAGGTCTCCTCGGGCCCGCCGGCGCTCTGGTAGGCGGCGTCGTGGACGGAGGGGTCGAAGGAGTACGTGCCGACGCCCGTTCCCGGGCCGTCCCCCGTCTGCTCGACGGGGACGGCCGGCGGCGGTGCGTCTGCGTCCGCGATGGTCTGCGGCTGCGCGTGCGAGGCGGGGCCGCCATCTGGCACGGGCCCCACGCCCTCGACGGGCGAGGTGTTCGTCCACTGGTCGTCGTGCGTCTCGGTCACCGAGGTCACTGCTCGGTGAGCTTGACCATCCGGTTGGCGTCCAGGATCTTGAACCCCACCAGGCAGTCGAGGCTGACGATGTCCTGCTTCTTGGTGACGTCGTAGGCGCGAGCCACGCGGAGCCCGAACCCGTCACGCTCGGCCACCGCACTCGCCGTGGCGGGCAGGCCGGCCGGCGGCATCAGCGTCCGGCTGACCATCGCGATGCCGCTGGGATGGAAGACGACGCCCTTCTTGTTGCCGCCGGCGAAGTTGGCGGTCTGGAAGAGGTCGAAGCCGAACTTGCGATCGAGCGAGGCGTCGATCAGGCCCCGGGTGTCTCCTCGCTGCAGGTACTGCACGAAGAGGTTGTCGGAGAGGAAGTCGGCCGCCTGGTTGGTGGTGACGATGCCGATGCGGCCGTCGTGCGGGACGTGGGCGTCGTTGAGGATCTTCGCCGCCTTGAGCAGCGTCCGCGGGTCGTTGGCCACGCCGGCGCCGCTGTTGGTGTTGACGTTCTGGGTGACCCCTGCGCCGACGGCGACCGCCAGGAGCGACTTGTCGACGCTCTGGGCCAGTGCCTCGACGGCCGGGATGATCAGCTGTGTGTTGAAGTCGTACAGGCTGAGGGCCAGTTGCTCGCTGGTCACCGCGAAGGAGACGTCGAGCAGGGTGTCGAGCACGACAGTGGTGCTCGACTCCGTGGCGTCCTGGACAACGATCCCGGTCGCCCGCACGAAGGGGGCAGCGGTGAAGATCGCCGGCTTGCGGATGGTGACGGTGTCGCCGATGGTGCCGTTGTAGTCACCGTCGTAGTCGCGCGTGACGAGCTGGGCCATGATGGTCCGCTCGTAGAGGTTGGCCAGCGCCATCCGGGCGATGGCGCCGATGGTGATCAGTGTGTTCGCCATGAGTGGCGGGCCTCCAGAACGGTTGGTTCTTTCGGTCCGCCGCCCCGGGATCTCCCCTACGGGTCAGCGCGCTCCGTCACCCGCCTCGAGGATTCCGGGGGATCACCCCGCCGGTCGGGCGCGAATCTCTCGCGTCCTACTCCGAAGCCGGCCGGATGGCCGTGTCGCGCCTGATGCTACGCGCAATCAGGCGACGTGAACGTGCGGCCTGTGCGACGAGCCCACTCACGGACGACGTTCTCCGGCCACCACGGCTGCCCGCTGACCGTGCCGGCGGGCTCGGGGAGCACCTTGCGCTTGCGCCACTGGTGCACGGTGTTGGCCTGGACGCCGAGCAGGGCGGCGATCTCGGTCTCGCCGAGGGGTCGGCAGGTCAAGGCGGCTACGCGCAGCCGCCCGAGGTCCGCAGCGGCGCGAGTTGCTCGAAGTCCGACGTCAGCGCCGGCAAGGACGCGGCGATGCCGGTGGAGTTCGAGTTCAGAATGGCGACGCGCAACTTGGTCGTCTGCGTGTACGCATCCTGCACGGTGGCCTTGTCCGTGGCGCTGGTGACCTGGCTGCTGGAGACCAACAGGGCGTTGGCAGCGCTGTGGAGCATGTCGGCCTCCTCCTGCGTCGTCATGGTCTGGTTGCGCACGCCGTTGACGACCTGGCCGAATCGGCCGTAGCCGATGCAGAGCTCGTCCGCGCCCGCCAATGACTGCGGGGCCGCGGCACTGCTCGCCGCCGACGTGCTGCCGGCCTTGTTGCTTGTGTCCGAGTGCAGCAGGCTGTAGCCCGCCAGCAGGCCGCCCAGCACCGCCAGGGAGCCCAGGAGCGCCTTCGGGTTCCCCCTTCGCGGCCGGACAGGCGCCGGAGGGGGCGGCGGCGGGGCCGGGAACGGCTTCGACGCGGGCGTGTACGACCGGACCGCGCGCTCCCCCGGGGTACGGTCCGCCATGCGCTCTTGCAGATTCATGGGCCGTACCGTAGCGGGGTACAGCGCCCAGCGCCGGTCACCACTGGACCGTGACATCGGTCAGCGCTTGGCGACCATCTTCCGCAGGTCGTCCCAGGCCATGTTCTCGACGTCGACCGGCGCCGGTTGCTGCCGCGGGCCCTGGTCGCCGTTGCCGGGCTTGGGCGGCGCCGGCGGCGCTGTGCTCGGGGCCAGGTAGGCGCGCTCCTTCATGAAGTCCCCGACGGCGGTCGCGATTCGGGCGCCGTCGACGTCGCCACTGGGCGTCATGGGCACCTCGCCGAGACCGAGCAGGTGCATCGCCACCTCGGGATGCTCGAAGAGCGTCGGGTCGACGACCTTCCCGGCGATCGCGGCGCGGACCTCGGCGCCGAAGATCTGGCGGCGCACCGCGCTCGTCGCCTCGTCGGCTCCCGCCTTCCGTGCCTCAGCGACCGCGCGCTCCTGTTCGGTCATCTGGCTCTGGCGGATGCGGTCCAGCTCCGACCTGGCGTCGCGGGCGGCCTTCTCTGCGACTGCGCGAGCGGCGCGCTCAGCACGGATCGCCGCCTGGTCGCCCGTCGACGGGTCGGCCGGTGGCGGGTCCCCGGCCGGCGGCGGCGGGGGCGCTGGAGGCGGTGGGGGCGTCGGCGGATCCACTGGCGGGGGGGGCGGCTCGGGGGGCATGAGGTGTCTCCGTGTGCTGGCTGATCAGAGCTGCTCGCCGTCGGCGAGCTCGCCGGCAGGAGTCGGCGGGAGGACGGGGAGCGGGGCCAGCGGCAGGGCGACCAGCTGGTCGGCGGCGCGCTGCGCCCGCATGCGCTCGATCTCCTGTGGGGAGTAGCCGAGCTTGACCATGCGCTGCTCCCAGGGCACGCCGGCGGTGCCCTGCTTGACGACGGCGTCGGCGAGCTGGGCGTCGCTGCGCGACTCGGGGTCGGTCCAGACGGTCTCGGCGTTCTGCGCGTCCTGGCGCGGGTCGCCGATGCAGGCGAAGCACAGCCGCATCACCTCCTCCCACGCTTCTCCCAGGTGCAGCATCTTGGCGCGCGCCTTGGCCACCAGTCCGGCCTCGGCGCTCTTGAGCGCATCGCCGGATGGGAACTGGCCGGTCAGGTAGAAGTAGTGCGGCGGGGTCCGCGTCTGCGAGGCGACGTGCTGCACCAGGAGCTCGATCACCTTGACGTAGTTGCTCAGGTCGGTGGGCTCGAAATCCCCGAACTTGGTATCGGCGCTCTCGGCGATCCAGAGCCGGTCGACCGCGCTCTTGAAGGGCTCCACCGGCTGGTGGGTCTCTGGATCCTCGGGGATATCGAAGCCGGTCACCCACCGCTGCCGGTAGCCGGCGAAGTCAGCGGCGATGAGCATGTCCATGATCACCTTGTTGATCGCGTCCTGGACAGGGATGACGTTGGCGATCTCGCTCTTGCCCAGGATCGGCGACAGGCCGCCGAGGGAGAGCTTGGGCTTGTTGATCAGCGGCACGATGGGGACCACGCCGAGCGGGTTCGGCAGCGGCCAGGGCTCGCCGGGCTCGATCCGCCGCTCCCAGTCCTGGGGCCCGAAGTAGAGCTCGTTCTGAGCCCAGTTGATGCGCGACTTGACCTTCGAGCGGACCTTGTAGACGAAGTCCGGGAGGTAGAGCGTGGCGAACACGTACTCGCTGTCGTCCACCCAGCGCTTCCAGCCGGCCAGGCGCTTGCGACGGTCGGCCGAGGAGTGGGCGACGATCACCTGGGAGGGCGACTCGATGCTGATCCGGGCGTCGCCGTCATCGTCCGGCCAGACGCTGACGAAGGAGCGGCCGTAGATCAGCGACTCGGTGGTGGCGATCCGGCTGGCGGCGTCCATGCCGTTGTCCTGCCAGATGTCCATGGCCTGCACGCGCCGCTTGCCGGCATCGAAACCACGAAAACCCACCACGTTGAGGCGTTCCTCGACGGCGTCGACGACCAGCTCGATCCAGTTGTCGCGGAAGTTGGTGAAAACAGCCATGAACTCGCGGCGCCACTTGTCGCTGGCGTAGGCGATGTCGTGAATGCCGTCGTAGTAGGCGTTGAACCTGGTCAGCGAGGGCTGGTGCAGCTCGAGCTGGTCGCTCAGGCGCCGGATCCAGACGAGGACGTCGGCGGGGATCTCGGCGACGGGGCCGGCGGGCCGGTCGATCACCTGGGTCATCAGAAGCCCGCCACGCGGCGCGAGGCCCTCTTGCCGCCCCGGCGCATGGCGCCGTCGACGGCCATGACCAGCGTGGCCATGCCGTCGATGCGCTTGCCGCTGGCGCTGCGCACCGGCTTGATGATCCGCAGACGCTCCTCCGAGTCCTGCTTGACCTCGAGCGACTCCGCGTTCCATCGGGCGGCGGGGTTGCCCCCGTGCCGCAGGTCGGATGCCTTCACCATGCGGAGCACCTCCTTGACGGGCGCCGACATGGCGTACCCCTGAGCGATCTGGACGCTGTCGGCGAAGCCGCGCTTCTTGAGTTCGGTCATCACCGGCGCCGCCATGTACCGGTCGTAGTTGAGGTCGACGATCCGGAAGGTGGAGCGGTCCCGGTCGATCTGGGCGTAGACCTCGTCGTAGTCGATGGTCGCGCCGTCGGTGACCGCCACCCACCCGTCGGCGATCCACTGCCGCATCCCGCCGCCGGTCAGCCGGTCGAGCTCCTCGACCATGGCCTCGGGGAGCCAGAAACGCCACAGCGCCGTCCTGCCCAGGTCGGGGAAGAGCAGGCACAGCGACGTGAGGTCGGTGGTCGTGGAGAGGTCGAGGCCGGCGAAGCAGCGCTGACCCCGGGCCCGCTCGTCCATCTCCGCCGACGTCGCCGCCGGCCCGTCGGAGCCGACGCACCGGTCCCACTGGCCCATGTCGATGGCCCTCGAGGCGGCCGCCACCCACATGTTCAGCTCGAACTGCTTGAAGGCCTTGAGCTTGAGCGGGTCGTTGGCCGCCTTGCGGGCCTCCGCCTGCATGTACTCGAGGCTCTTGAAGGAGCCGAGCGCCGGGTTGGCGATGCGCCAGGTGGCGGGGTCGAAGGGGTCCGCGTTGGGATCCGGGTTGCGCATGTACGTGAAGAGTGTCGGGTCGAGCTCCGGATCCTTCGACACGCGCAGCGCGTACTCGTGCTCCGCCTTGCCGAAGCTGGCCTCGTCGTCGCCGGCGGTGGTGGCCAGGATCATCAGCGGCTGGTGGCGCGTGCCCGCCGCCGTCCTCAGCGCGTCCCACAGCCGGCTGTCCGGCTGGGTGATGACCTCGTCGAGGATGACACCGTGCGGGTTGAGCCCCAGGGCGCCGAGCGCGTCGCCGGCGATGGTCGTGTAGACGCTCCCCATGACGTCGTCGACGATGCGGTGCTCGCCTGGGTAGATCCGGAGCCGCTCGTCGAGTTGCGGGCTGAGTTTGACCATCCACATCGCGACGTCCCAGACGACGGCCGCCTGGTCCTTGTCCCGGGCAGCGCTGTAGACCTCCGCGGCGCCTTCGCCGTCGGCGCAGAGCAGGATCAGGGCGATGCCGGCGAGCAATTCACTCTTCCCGCAGTTCATGGTGACCATCAGGTCCCGGCCGGCCACGAACGTGCGGCTGTAGTGCGCAACCCGGATGCAGCACGTCTCGCCCCGACCGCGGTCTTCGATCGCGACGATGGGATCGGCCGTCTCCCGGAAGTTGTGCTGACCGCTCTGGACACGCAGCGCCTTCCTCGGCATGCGGAAGGGGTTGGCATCGTCCGAATAGACCTCCCAGCCCGTCTCGAAGTAGGGTCCGCAGGTTTGCCCCTCGAGCTGAACCGTCCTCGAGGTGATGCGCCATGGCTTGAAGCCGAGCGACCTGGCGAGGAAGACGACCCCTTCGACGAGGTCACGCCGCTTGTTGCAGAAGGTCACGCCCGCGTGCTCTGCCGGAGCGCAGCCGTCAGTGTCGAGCAACCCCTGGAGCAGGGCCAGCCGTTGGGGGATCGAGCCGAGCAGATAGTGCTCAGGGATGTGCTTGTTCCTGAGCACGCCCAGCGCCCTCAGGTGCGTCATCAGCTTGAGCACGTAGAACACCTGCGGATCAGCCGTGGCCTTGGTCACGTATCCCGCAGCGTCGAACTGACTTCGCATGAAGGCCGCGTCGTCCTGATGAGCCGTCATCGCGCCCGAGGCGGACGTCCCGTCGCCCAGCCAGGCGCCCAGGACATAGGGGTCGACGGAGAGAGCGGCGGCCGGCGACTGCAACGACGCGAGCGGGGGCAGAGCGAACCGGAAGCCCTTCTCGCCACCAGCACCGGCCCCGTATCGCAGGCCGGCCGCGAGGAGACTCTGCGTCGAGCGTGTCTCCTGGTGGTACGTCGGCTTCAGCCGTGCGCCCGAAGTTCTCAGTGCCCCCCGAGGACGCGTACGATCCAGGACCTGCCAGTCGTGGTCGGCGCCGGCGACGAGCTCGCGGCCCGAGGCCGAGCTCACGGCGTAGATCTGCTCGTCGAACCTCGGCGAGACCCACTTGACAAGCGTCGGAGTGCCGTCAGCGGAGTAGACTTGGTCACCCACCACGATGTCGCCCATCGTCGTCCAGCCGCGGTTCGCCGTCAGCACCGGCGTCTCGACCGCGAGAGCCTTGCGCGCCAGCTCGATCCAGGCGCTTCGGTACTGCCGGACCCAGAGACCGAACTCGTCGCTCCAACGGACGCTGCCGAAGAGCGGGCGGATGATCTCGTCGCGCTGCCACTCCTCGAGGAGGAACGGCCGCCGGCGGTAGAGGCCCTTGGTGTGCACGAGGATGGTCTGGAAGACGTCGACGGCGCGCATCGCCCGCGGCTCGCAGAGGTGCGGACCCCGCTGCTCGCAGCGCTTGCGCGGGTTCTCCTCCTCGGCCCGGTCGCAAAGCCGTGTGGCCGGAGATTGGGTTATCGAGCCTCCAACCATCAGCTGAGCAGCGACTCCGGGGCGTCGCCTGTCGACGTCATCGGCGGCACCACCAGCGAGCCTCGCGACGACGGCGTCAGCCCGAACTCGCGCGCCAGGCGGTGCATGGTCTGGGCGGCGTGCTCACGCACGATCACCGCCGGGTTGCGCCCCTTGGGCCTGCCGTCGGCGTCCTTGAGGACCATGCCGTAGCGAGTGCAGAGGTTGCCCGCCTGGTGGTACTCGGCCTTGGCGTTCGCGTAGACCGCCAGCATGTCGGCGTCCGCCCGGGTGAGCACGCGCATGTGGCGCAACTCCTCGACCAGGTCGTACCAGTACCGGCGACCTCGCGCCGTCAGGATCGGTGGCGGGTCGGGGATCCCTGGCCGGGGCTGCGGCTCGTCATCGTTGATGCGCGCCGGTCGGACGCCGTGGAGGACCTTGAGCGCCGTCGGCGTCGGCGCCGGGCCCCGCCTACCCATCGGGGGTCACGAGTTGTCCTGGACGACGTAGCGGATGGCGAGGTCGTAGGAGTCCCCGGACTGGACGCCGATGGTCGCCGTTCGCACGGTGCGGGTGAGCGCGTCGGTGCGGGTGGTGCCCTTCATCAACGAGAGCGTGGCGATGTTGCCGGTGATGTTGCCGCTGGCCACGGTGAGGTGGACGTCGACGGTCTGGTAGTCGATGACGGTGAACGAGGTCGCCGCGGCCATGTAGTTCGTGCCGGCGGTGGGGTCGATGGCGGTCTGCGTCTTGACGAAGGCGTCGGTCGCGGTCGAGACGCCGACGCCGGTGATGTAGTTGCCGGCCGTGCCGCGCAGCGCGTCGCGCATGGCGGTCGCGCCCTGGTCGAGAATAGCTACGCTGATGGCCGTCTCCTACTGAGCGGTGACGAGGGCACTCGTCACGATGATGAGTTCGCCGCTGTCCAGCCCGATCGTCGCCGTGTTCGCCAGCGGCGTGCTGCCGTTGAACACGAAGCGGAAGCCGGCCAGCTTGGCCCAGCTTCCGCCGATGGCAGCGGTGAGGTCGAACGACTCCGGCGTCCCGCTGTGATCCTGCGTGCCCGACGCCGACGCGCCCAGCGGCGTGCTCGCCAGTCCGCCCGTCGAACTGCACGAGCGCGTCACCACCGCCGAGCTCAGCGTGTCTCCGACGATCTTCCAGTAGAGCTTGAGGGTGACCGAGGCGATGGTGAACAGCGACGACTTGCTGCTGTCGGCATCGACGTAGGTGCCGGTGAGCGTGCCCGCCTGTGCGGCCGTGATGGAGCCGGTGAGGGTGGAGAAGGTGGCGTCGTGCAGCCCCTGCGCGTTGGCCGGCGTCGCGAAGCCGCTGCCGGTGATCGCGGATTGCGTGACCGAGTTGGAGCCGATCTGCCGGGTGAGAGTGAGCGTGTGCTGCGTCACCTTGAAGCCCGCCTTGTCGGTGGCGGGCGGGTTGAGAGAGCGGAACGGGCCCATGCCCACCTTGATTCCTCCAGCGACGACGGGTCGGGCGATGGTCGCGCCCGCCACCGGCCGCACCGAGACGGCGATACCCGGCCGCACCGGGGCCGGCGTCAGCTTGCTG